TATTTGGAAATATCTTTATACTCTAAAACCAAGTGATGTTGCCAAATTTGAATCTACAGATTTTATGCCAGTCCCAAGTGATTGGCAGACATCAACAGATAATGCCTCTGTAAGAGATAATGCTATTGATGGATCTATTAAAATTATTACAGTTACCAATAAAGGTATTGGACTTGGAACAGCAAATTCAATTTACACTTCTGTTCCAATTAAAGGAGATGGATCTGGTGCCGAATGCACTATAACCATTGATGGAAATCAACAAGTAGGTTCCATTACCATTTCAAATCAAGGATCTGATTATACTTATGGTAATGTTGATATTGTAGCAGGCGGAGTTCCCACAGGAACTACTAGACCTGAATTTAATGTAATTATGTCACCTCAGGGTGGACATGGTGCAGATATCTATAGAGAACTTGGAGCATATAATGTTCTTCTTTATTCTAGAATTGAAAATGATAACAATAATCCAGATTTTATAACTGGAAATCAGATTGCTAGAGTTGGTGTTGTAGAAAATCCACAACAATTTGGATCAACAAGTTTACTTTCAGCAGATAAAGTAAGTGCTCTTGGAGCACTTAGATTAGCAGGAACTGGATATAGTACTGCAACATTTACTGCAGATTCGTATTTTACTCAAACAATATCCACAGGATCAACAGCTGTTGGTAGAGTTGTAAGTTATGATCAAAATACTGGTGTTCTTAAGTATTGGCAAGATCGTTCTCTTGCAGGATTTAATACTGTTGGAACTGCTCAAACTCAACCAACTTATGGATTTGACCTTACAGAGTTCACATCTTCTCCTGCAACTGGTGGATCACTGACCATAACTCCAACAACAGGTGTTAATCTTACAATTGATGATTCTTTTACAGGTATATCTACGGTAATAAATAATCGTACATATTATCTTGGCCAAACCTTTACAAGTGGTATTGCCAATCCAGAAGTTAAGAAACATTCTGGAAATATAATTTACGTTGATAATAGACCATCTATAACAAGATCGTCAAATCAAAAGGAAGACATAAAAGTTATTTTGCAGTTCTAAAGAATTATGCCACAACAAACGAACCTCAACGTAGCTCCCTACTTTGATGATTTTGACTCTAGTAATAATTATCACAAGGTATTATTTAAACCAGGATATCCTATTCAGGCAAGAGAATTAACTTCTCTTCAATCTATGCTACAGGATCAAATTGAAAAATTTGGTCAGCACTTTTTTAAAGAAGGTGCAAAAGTAATTCCAGGTAATACTGGTTATAATCAAATATATTATTGCGTTCAATTAGATAATGTATTTCAAGGGGTTCCTGTATCTGCATATGCAGATCAGTTAATTGGAACAAAAATAACTGGACAAAGATCTGGAGTAACTGCTTTTGTTGATTCAATTCTACAACCAGAAGACTCTGAGAATGGCAATCTTACTCTTTACATAAACTACTTATCATCTAGCACATCAAATAATTCAACGCAACAATTTTTTGATGGTGAACAAATTTCATGCAATGAAATAGTTTCATCAGGTCTTCTTGGGAATACCACTATTGCCGCAAATTCTCCTTTAGCAGCAACAGTAGAAACTAATGCATCTGCAATAGGATCTTCATTTCAAATTGAAAGTGGAGTTTATTTTATTAGAGGAAATTTTGTTAGTGTAGATCGTGAAACTTTAATTTTAGATCAATATTCAAATAATCCCAGTTACAGGGTTGGATTATTTGTTAACGAAGAAATTATTAATTCCGATCTTGACGAAACTCTTAATGATAATTCTCAAGGGTTTAGTAATTATTCTGCTCCAGGTGCAGATAGACTTAGAATTAGTGTAAGTTTATTTAAAAAAGCACTTGATGATTTTAACGATGATAATTTTATTTTATTGGGCACTATAATTAATGGTGTTCTTCAAACTCAAACAAGAAGTGGTGGAATTTTTGGAGGAAGTGTTGGATTTAATGATTTAACAGACACTCTTGCTAGAAGAACATTTGACGAATCTGGAAATTATTATGTAAAACCATTTGATGTCAGTCTGGTAAATTCACTAAACGATAATGTTGGTAATGGTGGGATATTTAATGTAGGTCAATTTACTCCAGGTGGAGCAAATCCCACAGATAATAATGCATTATATAAAATTTCTCCAGGAAAGGCATATGTAAAAGGATATGAACTTGAGACTCTTAATGTCACTTATCTTGATGTAAATAAACCAAGAACAACTAGAACGATTGAAGATCAAAATATAATTTATAATACTGGCCCGACATTAAAACTCAATAGAGTTCATAGAGCACCTACTGTAGGAGTTGGAAATACTTATTTTATAAGTTTACGGGATCAAAGAGTTGGAGGTAGTTCGGAAACTCTTCCTGGAAATGAAGTTGGAGTTGCAAGAATATATGACTTCAAATTAGAATCTGGATCTTACAGTGCTTCTAATTCAAACGAGAATGAGTGGAACCTTGCTCTGTATGACGTACAAACAACTACAGATATTGCACTAAACCAAGCACATACACTATCAATTCCAACATTTGTCAAAGGTGATAACAGTGGAGCTACAGGTTTTTTAAGACATTCAGTTTCTGCGGGAACAGCAATTACTGTTTATGAAACAAGTGGAAGTTTCATACCAAATGAAAAATTGACATTTAATGGAGTTGCTAACGGTAGAATTGCCATAGCTGTTACTGAACATGGTATTTCTGACGTTAAATCTGTATATGGAACAAATGATGGAACAACAGGAATCAACACTTTTAGTGCAGATGTAGTTCAATCCAATAAATTTATTGTTGGTATTGCTACAGTAAGTCCACTTTCTGGTGGAATTAGCACTATTAGAAGTACAAATGCATCTTTCCCAGGAACTATTGTAAAAGAAAATGATCTAATTCAGTATAGTGATACAACCCCTGGATTGGATGGAGATCCAATTGTTGCTAGAGTTACTAGTATAGGATCTACTCATATTAATGTGGAAGGTGTTACTGCCATTGCAGGAATTTCTAGCGGATTTTTGCCAACGTCAACATTAAGTATTACTGATTTAAAAGTTCTCACAACTCAATTAGCAAGATCTTCTGATAATTCTTTGTTTACTCCTTTACCAAAAGTTAATATTTCAAATGTAGATCTTTCAGAAGCTTCTTTAGTTATTAGAAAGACTTTCACTGTAAATATTGCAAGTAGTGAACTATCAACACAGGTTGAAGCATCTGACAATGAAACTTTCCTACCTTTCGACGAAGAAAGATATTTACTGATTAGATCAGATAATGGATCTGCAGAAGCATTAAGTGGTGATAAATTTGATATATCAGCAAATGGATCTACATTACAAATTCGTGGTCTTGGAAATGAGGATACTGAAGCAACTTTGATTGCAACACTTAGAAAAGTAAAACCAAAAGCAAAGGAAAAAATTAAAAATAGAGTCAATTCTATTATTGTAAATAAATCTAAACTTGACGGTTCTGGTATTGGAACAACAACTTTAAACAATGGATTAACTTTTGGAAATTATCCTTTTGGTGTAAGAGTTGAAGATGAGATTATTTCTTTAAATACTGCAGATGTTATTGATATTCATGGAATTTTTGAATCCACAGATACTTTAGCACCATCTTGTCCTCAAGTTGTTCTTCAATCATTAAACACTCAATCAACTACAACAGCAGAACTCTTGATTGGTGAAAGATTAGTTGGGCAAACAAGTGGATCTGTTGCTATAGTTGCAGAGAAATTAAATGATTCTTCAATTTCATTTCTTTATAAAAACGAAATTGCATTTGTTGAAGGAGAAACTGTAGAATTTGAAGAATCAAATTCAAGTGCATTAGTATCTACTATATCTACTCCAAGTTTTAATATTTCATCTAATTATACCTTTAAAACAGGTCAGGAAAATACATTCTATGATTTTGGTAGAATTAAAAGAAAGAGTGATTCTACAGCACCATCAAAACAAATAAGAGTTTATTTTACAAGTGCAGAGTATTCTAGCACAGATGATGGAGACATAACAACTGTCAATTCATATAAACAGTTTAATTATAATAATGAGATTAAAACGGTAGGTTTCTTTAGAAATTCTGATATTATTGATATTAGACCAAGAGTTTCTAATCATATTCAATCAGAAAATTCAAGATCACCTTTAGAGTTCTTGGGTAGATCATTTGATGGGTCAGGTCAATCTGCAACAAATACTCTTGCTTCTGATGAAGCAATTTTAACAGATGTTTCATACTATCAAGGAAGAATTGATAGAGTGTTCTTATCAAAAGATGGAAAATTCCAAGTTGCATATGGAACACCATCAGATAATCCACAAAGACCAAATCCTATTGATGATGCAATTGAAGTCTGTAGGATAGAACTACCTGCATATCTGTATAGACCTGAAGATGCAAAATTATCTTTTATGCAACATAAAAGATTTAGAATGCAGGATATTAAAGAACTTGAAAATAGAATCAAGAGTCTTGAATATTATACAACTCTTTCCCTCTTAGAAAAGGAAACTGCTAATCTTTTCATTGCTGATGGTGAAGGACTGAATAGATTTAAGTCTGGATTCTTCGTTGATAATTTCAATGATTTCTTAGCACAAGATGAAAATTTTAAAATCAATAATGCTATTGATAGAAAGTATAATGAACTAAGACCAAGACATTATACTAATTCTGTTGATATGATCTTTGGTCCAGTCGTTGATACAGATCCAACTGCAGATTTGAATTTTAGCATAGTTGAGGGTAATAATGTTAGAAAACAAAATGATGTTTTAACACTTGATTACGCCGAAATTGAATATATTAAACAAAACTTTGCTACTAGAACTGAAAGTGTTACTCCTTTCCTGATTAGTTTTTGGAATGGAACTCTCGAACTTACACCTGCATCTGATAACTGGGTAGATACTGCAAGACTTGAAGCAAAAATTATTGAAACGGAAGGCAACTATGCAGAAACCTTCAATAATATGGTAGAAAGTGGCACTATCGACCCACAAACTGGATTTGGTCCTATGATATGGGACTCCTGGGAGACTAGTTGGACTGGTGTTGATGTAGTTGAATCAACTAGAACAAGAGTAATTCAAAATGGTCCTGATACAATTCATCGTCAAGGACCTGGTGGTAGAGCACGGCACAGTGTAAACACCAGAACTGTGACTGATCAAGTTATTGAAGAACAACTTAGAGTAACAAGAGAGTTTGGAACTACTTCTAGAAGTGGTGTAAGAACAATTGTTGCTGAACAATTTGATCGTGAATCTGTTGGTGACAGAGTTGTAAGTAGAGATCTTATTCCATTCATGAGATCTAGAAACGTAGAGTTTGTTTCTAAAAAAGTCAAACCACTTACAAGACTTTATGCATTCTTTGATGGTGTTAACATTTCCAAGTATTGTGTTCCTAAGTTGATGGAAATCACAATGGAATCTGGTGTATTTGGAGTTGGAGAAACTGTAATTGGAATTATGCCAGTTGTTGGTGATGTTGGTCCTAATCGTTCAGCACCTTTTATCAGATTTAGAGTTGCTCAGTCTAATCATAAAGAAGGTCCTTATGATTCAGCAACAAAAACTTTCCGTAAGAATCCATACAATGTTCAAGATTTATCTGCGGCATACTCTTCAACATCAACTATATTAAATGTTGATACATTCTCTCTTTCTAATGAAGCTCAGGGAGAATATTATGGTTGGGCTCAAGAAGGAATGACTCTTCGTGGACAAACAAGTGGTGCAATCGCAAAAGTATCAAACGTTCGACTTATCTCTGATATTTCTGCTACCCTAATTGGTAGTTACTATATTCCTGATCCAAATAATATAAGTTTCCCAAGATTTGAGACTGGAACTAAAACCTTTACTTTAACTGATGATATTGATAATAACCAGGATGCGGCAGTTACTATTGCAGAGGAAGGATTTGCTTCTTCAGGAACATTGGAAACAGTTCAAGAAAATATTATCTCTGTCAGAAATGCAAGAGTTGAACTTAAGAATGAATTCCAAAGTAGAAATGTTAACAGAGATCTTGGAACAGAGGTTGTTGAGAGTACAGTAGTTGCTTCACAAACAAGAACTCAAACTATTATTACTTGGTATGATCCACTTGCACAATCATTCTTAGTTGAGGATAATACAGGGTGTTTCCTTACTAGTTGTGACGTGTTCTTTAGAACGAAAGATGACATGGACATTCCTGTTGTATTCCAATTGAGAACAATGGTAAATGGAGTTCCTTCACCTAAAGTTCTTCCATTCTCTGAGATTGTTCTTGATCCAGATGATGTTCAAACTTCTGCAGATGGATCTGTTGCAACAAATATCCAGTTCAAAGCACCTGTCTATTGTGAAGGTGGAACTGAGTATGCAATTTGTTTAGCATCCAATTCAACCAAGTATAGTGTTTATATCTCAAGAATTGGTGAGACTGATCTTTTGACTGATACATTTAGTTCAAACCAACCATATCTTGGATCTCTCTTTAAATCTCAGAATGCTTCTACTTGGGAACCAAGTCAGTGGGAAGATTTGAAGTTTACTCTTTACAGAGCAGACTTCCTTGAAAATGGATCTGTAGAATTCTACAACCCAGAACTTACAAGAGGAAATAATCAAATTCCAAAACTTCTTCCAGATTCAATTATAATGAACTCTAGGCAAATTAGAGTTGGTCTTGGAACTACAGTAGCAGATTCTTATGAAATCGGAAATACCTTCTCACAACAAGGAACAAATGCAACTGGAGATTTGGTTGGAGTAGCAGCATCTGCTGTAGGCAATCTTAGCATTAGTAATGCTGGTTTAGGATACACTCCTGCAGATGGAAGCCAGACTTTTAGTGGAGTCAATCTTATCACTCTTACTGGCAATGGTAGAGGTGCAACTGCTGATATCACTATTGTAAATGGAAGTATTGTTGCTAGTGGTGCAACCATTTCTAATAATGGTGGTTCCGGTTACCAAACTGGTGATGTTCTTGGCATTACTACTATTGGAATTGCAACAGTTGGCACTAATGCAAGATTAACCATTGCTGGAATTGGAATTACTAATGAACTTGTATTCAATAACGTTCAAGGTGAGTTTGTTGTTGGAGCAGCAAAAACACTGATGTTTGTTAATAGTTCTGGTATTACTACAGAACTTAATTCTTCTGGTGGTGTTGGGCTTGGAACTGGTGGTGATGTTCAAATTTCAGCAATTAATATTGATACTGATGGAACTCACTTTACAGTCAATCATCAAAATCACGGAATGTATTTTGCAGATAATTCTGTTAATATTTCTGGAGTTCTTCCCGATATTAGACCAACTAAGTTGACCACTGAATATAGTTCTGCATCGACTGGTGCAATTGTAGTTAATTCTGGAACAACTTTCTCCACTTTTGAAAATGTTGGAGTTGGAACTACAAATGCAGGATATCTTTTAATCGGGGATGAAATTATTGAATATACTAATGTTTCTGGAAATAGTATTGGAGGCACCATTGTAAGAGGATCTGATCCAAGAACCTATCCAATTGGAACTCCTGTGTTTAAATATGAAAATTCTGGTATTAATCTTAATAGAATTAATAGAACTCATGATCTAAATCAAGTAACCGAATCTAATCCATTCACATTTGATTCTTATAAAGTTAAAATTGATACAAGTTCTACTACAGGAACTGATAGAAGCACTGACATTGGTCATCCAAAACTTTATATTGGACAAGATAAGTCCACTGGTGGAGGAGATATCAGAGCAACTCAGAACATGCCATTTGAAATTATTACTCCACAAGTTCAAAATCTTACGATTGCTGGAACTAATATAACTGCCCAGGTTAGAACAATCACAAGTAAGAGTTTTAGTGGAAATGAAATTCCATTTGTTGATGCAGGATTTGAAGATATCACAATAAATCAAAAGAATTATTTTGATACTCCAAGAATGATTGCATCTAAAGTTAATGAGGATTTGAATTTAACAAATATTGTTGGTGGCAAGTCTATGCAAATGACTCTTGCATTGAATACAACTGATAGTCGCATAAGTCCCGTCATTGATGCTCAGAGAGTTAATACTATCGTTACTTCAAACAGAGTCAATGATATTATTACAAACTTTGCTACAGATTCTAGAGTAGATACAGTTGAAGAAGATCCTACAGGATGTCAATACATTTCTAAAGAAATTGTTCTTGAAAATTCTGCTTCTTCAACTAAAATTATAGTTGCTGCTCATGTTGGAGAAGAC